CTTATTGTCAAGAAAAAAATATAAAAAAGATTAAAGAAAGAAATATCATTACCTGTATTAATTCACTGATTGTCCACATATATGTGTTTCTCCTTCTGTTAATTGAGATTTTAAACCATAATATGCTGCAAACCATAGCATATAACTAGATAATTCTTCTCTTATATTTATATGTAATGTTACTGGTCTTTTGTTTACATTGTCTTTAATATAGTCTCTTTTAAGTTCGACTATTCTCTCAAGAGCAACAGCCTCTTCGTCATTAACCCAATCATCATTCTCTTCAAATAAGTCACCTACAGTTTTAACCATGATTATGCCTTTCTATAAATGTTATATGTATTTTACAATCTGTGNTATAATTAGTCAAGTTCTCTTCATACTCTTCTAAAAATCTAGNTAATTTTTTTANTGCTATTCCATCAGTAGATTTTGTTTCTATAAGAACTTGATTCTTTTTNTCTTTACCTTTGTGCCATTTTGACCCAATGGTTTGTATTGTATATTCGTCTATATAAGTCATAAGTTTACCTCATTTAATTTTAACCAATTATACCCTATCTTCATCTCTACGTCAAGGGGCACATTAAAGTCTATATTATATTGTTGCTTTAGTCTTGGTATAACATTTCCTGCTCCTTTTGAAAATAAATTAATTACATCCTGCTCTTCGTCTGGATGAATGTCTACAACAATAGAATCATGAACTGTATTAACTAGCACACTTTTTAATTTAGCCTCTTTCATTAGTTTATATACTTCAATACATGTAATGGGAACAATATCAGCAGTAGCAAAACCTTGCACAGGATAGTTTTTTATTTGCGTAGAAAAAGTTGAACCGCCCCATGCCTGTCTTTGTGCACCGGGAAATGCATATTCTCTACCTGTTGGTAATTTAACTACCTTATGTTGTATAGCCTCTGTTTGTAATTTTTCATGCCATTTAGCTATGCCTTTATATTTTTCTTTAAAGGCGTCATAATATCTTTTTTCATTTTCTGTGCCAGTTACACCACCATACAAAGGTTTAAATGTATGTGCTTTAGCGTTTTGTCTAGACACACCTATGATATCAGCAGTGTATTGATGTACATCTACTCCATTAATAACATCTTTCATGCCTTGTTTATCTTGTGCAAGAAACACAGCAGTTCTAAATTCTAATTGAGCAAAATCCATTTCCATTATTTTACCATTTTTAAATCTAGACACAACAGCTTTACGAATAGGAAAAGTTGCACCTCGTGGTTGGTTTTGAAAATTAGGGTCTCTACTTGACAGTCTACCTGTTGCTGTAACACATTGCATAAATTTAGGATGTAAAAATCCCTTATTGTTTGTATGCTGTTGTATTCCGGCTACAAAAGTATTTAAGTATGTATCAATAGAATTATATCTAATAATATCTTTTAAGAATTGTCTTAACTCTTCATTATCAGAAGATAACAAATAGTTTAAAGTAAATTTATCTGTACGAAATCCTCCTTCTGATACATCAGATACACTTCTAGGTTCTTGACCAAATCCTGCAATTTCATTGATGTCAGTATATATTACACCCTCACCAAAACATTGTTCGCATTTACTTGTATTTTTAAATGGCTCACCATCTTTTTTATACTTTCTATAAGTGCCTCTACCTTTACAGCTAGGGCATTGCTCTGATTGTGTTTTCATAATACCCATAGTATTTTCTTTAACTAATCTAGAAAACATTACACGAGAAAACTTAGGTCTACGCTTTGATTTTTTAGTTGTTTTATCTATACCAATATTAAATAATTGTGTCCACGTTTTTTTATCTTGTANTTTTTTACCATANATAAGCCACGATAATTGCTCTGGACTTGATGGATTAATGCTTGTATCACCCATCTTTTCCCATATTGTNTGGTCTATAGTTTCTTTTAAGCTGTTAAATTCTAAAAGAAATTCTGTGCGTACATCTTCTAATGCCTGTGTGTCTATTTTAATACCATTTATTTCCATATCTGTTAGTACAGGAAGAAACTCATTCATCATTTTTATTGTTGTAAGTAATCCTTTATTACGAGGAAGTTTTAAATCTGCCATTTGTGAATTAAACACTTCTTTTGTTGATACAATATCTTGNCTACCATATTGTTCAATAATACGCCAAGGAATGTTTTCAAAACTAATTTTATTATCCATATAATGGTCAATNATATCTGATTTTAATGATACTTTACGNCGTTTGCATACTTCTTTTAATGATAATGGCTTTCTAAATCCACGGCCAATAACGTATTCTCCTACCATTGTATCATATACTCTNTTAGTATATTTAAATCCACATTCTAATAGCCAAGCTAAATCAAATTTTAAATTATGGCCAACAAGTAATGTTGTCTTATCTAAAATATCTTGAACTATTTTATGATTATTTTTTACATTATATTCTGTGTGTTCTTTATGATAAAAACATACGTACTCATCATTAATTCCTACACTCACTAATTGATTATGGGAATTAAAAGGTGATGGGTCTGGTCTTTTACTATCTACTTGAAAAGTAGTCTCTACATCTACAATCGTAATCATACTACATACCTCGACAATCTATCATCTATGTTGCAATGGATTGTTCCATGCCAACCTGTTATTTTATTTTTAGATATGCACAGACTTCTCTCCGATGCTTCACCTAAATCACTTCTCTTACCTACACCAATAATTACATCAGCTTCAGCCGCCTTACCTGTTTTACTATTTTCCATCATATCAAATGATAACTCTAATTTGTTATGAGCGTCAGCAGACGCTTGAGAAACAGCAATAACAGAACAGTTTCTTCGTTTAGCTAATTCCCTTGCACCTGTGTATATAGCTCGTAGTTTTTCATCGTTTCGTGCAAAGTTACCACCAACATTAACTTTATCTAATTGGTCAATAATTAAAATATCTGGTTTGTGTGTAGCTAAATGCGAATCTATATCATCAATAGTCCAATCTACTGTGTCAAATAACTTAACATTTGGTCTTATTTCGGCCCATTTTTTAGTAGCCATGTCCATGTTTTCTTGTATTTCATCTCTATCAAGCCCTGTCCACGCATTGATTAGTCTCATTTGTGTACGAACTGCAGGCTCTTCATTGATAAGAGCATGTACTTTAGCACCTTGAGAAGCAAAACCACCCTCACTAGCAACTAAACTAATCCAAAAAGCAGTTTTGCCTGTTTCTGGTCTAGCAAATATAATACTTAAGTTTCCTTCTCCAATACCTGTTATGCGTTCTGTAAGTGTTGGCAGATTAAATTTCCATTTAGTTGTTACATTAACTAACTTCATTAACTCACCAATGTCTTTTGTAACAGAATTGTCATCAGTAGGCTCTTCTTCTTGAGCGTCAAGTAAATTTTTAATGTCATTAAATCCATCATCTTTACCATTGTATACATCAGTTGCAATTAAAGCAATCTTATGTGCAATGTTTCTTTTATGTATAGCAGTTACAATGTCAGATATAATTTCATCTTTAGGCTCTGGCTCATTGCGTATATCTTCTAACAATAATTCAAAATTATTTTTAGCAGTACGAGTTAAGGCAGGATTATATTTATCAATATGTAATGTTTCTAATTCATCAAGTGTTAAATCAGTATCATATTCGTTGTGGGCTTTTTCAATAGAATTGTAAAAACTACCTGTACCATTAGTGAACATAGCTTTAGANACTTTACCTTTATGTTTCTCATAAAAGTTTTTNCGTAGCAGTAATTTTATTATTTGTTTTTCAATCATAAGTAGTGTTATAGCATAAAGATATGCTTAGGTCAAGTCGTATCGTTTATTTAAAATATTTTTTATTCTATTCCAATTAACTCTATCTCTCCATTGAGGGCCTGTTCTTGGGTCACGCAATGTTTTTTTGTCAAGATGTTTTTTTATTTTAAGTAATCTTTTTTTTAATTTAGACACACTGTCTCTTTATCAAATAATTTTTTTATAGGAAGTATAACACATTTAGACCTACCACCATCTCCAACCATACGAGTATGTGTATCTTTATATTTTTTAACAATTTTTTTTAATCGTGATACTTCAAACACTAACATACAATGATTTTTTTTATCTTTAGCAAGTATATGTATCCAATAATCTGATGTAGTTGCTGTAATACCACTAGGTTTGCCATTACATTCATACTCTAACGCAATATTACCTGTTTTAGCCCACCAATCTCTTTCTGTTTTAACTTCTATTTTTTTATTAGCAAATATATTAGATACTTGTTTTTCTCGTACCTGCCCATACTTTAAATCAATATCAAATTTTTTATTTGCTTTTGTCTTTATCATCGCTATCCTTTTTTTTATGTTTGGGCTTGTCCTCATACCACTCGGCTTTATCTTTGTGACCATACCATTCTACATCTTTTACTCCTTGTCTTACTATACACCCAAAAGGGTTATCATCACATACAGGATAAGATGGACAACTTGCATGTTTATCTATCATAATACCCACCAATTTGGCTGTTTTCTGCCCTTTTCCCATTTAGCAAAGTATTCTTTTTCACCTTTGTAATAATCACGATATGCGTCTACATACAAGTCACTACGTAATCTGTATTGGTCTGGCATGCATTGAGGTGGTGGTGTAAAACCTTGTTCTGGTATTATATTATGTGGTAAGTTATAATTTAATTGTCTTACTATTCTTCCAGATTTGTGAATTTTACTAAATCTTAATTCATATTCTTCTTCTATTTTTGTTGCATGTTCTAATGCCCAATTAAAATTAGAAAGACTATTTCCAACCCAAATTGTCATAGGATGTTTTTCATAGGCAGGTTTGTATAATTTTTCTAACTT